GTTGATATTTCACTTATTATGCAAGGCAAACCAAGAGGTGGTACAACCGTATCTGGTGGTGAAACAATTGAAAACTTCCAACTAGCAAATTATATCATTGATAATATTTGTGAAATTAGAAAGGATTGTGTTGTTCTTATTTCTCCAGATAGAAGTAAAGTTCTAAACAATTATGGAAATGAAGCAGAGTCTCTTGTGAACTTTAGAAATGTTCTTCGTAGTTCATCATATGGTATTATGGATTCTGGTTATAAGTATATGTATGACCGTTATAATGATATTTATCGTTATGTTCCATTAAATGGTGATGTTGCTGGTCTTTGTGTAAGAACAGATCAAACAAGAGATCCTTGGTTCTCACCTGCTGGATTTAATCGTGGTCAGATTAAAAATATCATTAAACTACCATTTAATCCAAGAAAAGCAGAAAGAGATCTAATGTATCCGAATGGAGTCAATCCAGTTGTTGCTTTCCCTGGTCAAAGCACTATTCTATTTGGTGATAGAACTCTACTAAATAAACCAAGTGCTTTTGATAGAATCAATGTTCGAAGACTCTTTATTGTACTTGAAAAAGCAATTTCTGTTGTTGCTAAATTCTCACTCTTCGAATTTAACGATGCATTTACTAGATCACAATTTAAGAATCTAATTGTACCATACCTCAGAACTGTTCAAGGTCGTCGTGGTATTACAGATTTCTTAGTTGTATGTGATGAAACAAACAATACTCCTGATGTTATTGATAGAAACGAATTCGTTGGAGACATTTATATCAAACCAGCTCGTTCTATTAACTTTATTCAGTTGAATTTCGTAGCAGTTGGAACTGGTGTACAATTCTCTGAAGTCGTCGGACGCTTCTAATATAAATACTAAATAGATACAAATACAGGAGTAAAAGATGCCTTTTAACATTAGTTCCTTTAAAGAAAACGGTCTGGTATATGGTGGTGCCAGACCATCCCTATTCTCTGTGACACTTAATGTGCCACAGGGAATTGGTATTGATAATGTTTCAGTAGACAAATTTAGATTTATGTGTAGATCAGCAGAACTACCTCCATCAGCAATTGCAGCAATTGATGTTCCATATTTCGGAAGAAGAATTAAAATTGGTGGTGATAGAGCTTTTGGTGATTGGTCTGTTAATATTATGAATGATGAAGATTTTGCTGTAAAATCATTATTTGAAAAATGGTCAAATGCTATTAACAGAATGCAATCTAATGTTCGTGATCCAAATGTTTCTACTGAGGAATATAAACAAGACTTGATGTGTACTCAATATTCTAAAGATGGTATTAAAATTAGAGAATATAGAATTATTGGTGCTTTCCCAACAACAGTAGCTGGTATTGGTTTAGATTGGGATTCTCAAAATGCCGTTGAAACATTTGGAGTTACATTTGCATATGACTATTGGGTTCCAGAAATTGAAACTTCTGATAAGAAAGCTGGTGGTGTAAATGCTTACAGACCAGAATCAGAACTAGATGGTCCTTTAGGTCCAGAATAATATTTGAAATAACTTTATAAAAGGTAAACTATTTTATGGCAGAAAACCAATCTATATTTGGATTTATTTTTAAACGCAAAGAGAAGGAAGAAAAGGTTGAATCCTTTGTTCCTAAAGGTGATGATACTGGTGCAACTACTATCTCTGCTGCGTCTGGTGGTGCATATGGAACATATGTAGATTTAGATGGTACTGTTAGATCTGAAGCAGATCTAGTTACAAGATATCGTGATATGTCTCTTCATCCAGAATGTGATTCAGCAATTGATGAAATTGTAAACGAATCTATTTCAATAGATGAAGAGACTATCGTTGATATTAATCTTGATGACCTACAAATTGATGATAAAATCAAAGATGTTATTAGGCAAGAATTTTATGAGTGTCTAAGAATTATAGAATTTAATAAATATGCTTATGATATCTACAGAAGATGGTATGTAGATGGTAGATTATATTACCATGTTGTAGTTGACCCAGCAAATCCAAAAAATGGTATTAAAGAAATTAGATACATCGATCCTCGTAAAATGAGGAAAGTTCGTGAGATTACCAAAAAACCTATGACAAAACAAGGTGGTGATGGTGGTATCACAAAAGTTGTAAAAGAATACTACATTTATAATGATAAAGGATTTAATTATGGTAACAAAACAGTTGGTCCTACTACAACTGGATTAAAAATATCAAAAGATGCTATTATTCATACAGTATCTGGATTGACTGACACACAAGGAAAGATGGTTTTATCTCATTTGCATAAAGCTATCAAAGCATTAAATCAGTTAAGAACATTAGAAGATGCTGTAGTTATCTATAGAATTTCACGAGCACCCGAAAGAAGAATTTGGTATATTGATGTTGGCAATCTACCAAAGATGAAAGCAGAACAATATGTTCGTGAGATTATGGTTAAACATAAAAACAGATTAATATATGATGCTGCTTCCGGTGAAGTTAGAGACGATAGAAGGTTTATGACTATGTTGGAAGATTATTGGCTTCCAAGAAGAGAAGGTGGTAGAGGAACTGAAGTTTCTACACTACCCCCAGGTCAAAATCTAGGACAGATGGAAGATGTTTTATATTTCCAAAAGAGATTTTTACAGTCTCTCAATGTTCCATCTAATAGATTGAACAATGATACTCTTTTCTCTATGGGCAGGGCAACTGAAATTACAAGAGACGAAGTTAAATTTAATAAGTTTATCATTAGACTAAGATCTAGATTCTCACATCTGTTTTATTCATTACTGGAAAAACAACTTGTTCTAAAACAAGTTATGACAGTTGAAGAATGGGAACAAATTTCTACTCTTATTAGATTTGATTTTTCTACTACAAGTTACTTCACTGAATTGAAAAAAGCAGAAATTGAGCAAGCGAGACTTTCTCTTGCTAGAGATTTTCAAGATATGGCTGGTAAATACTATTCACACAACTGGGTTCGTAGAAATGTTCTACAACAAACTGATACTGATATTGGACAGATGGATGGTGAGATTGGTCAAGAAATAGAATCCCAAGATCCAAGATGGTTTAATCCAGTTGTATCACAGAATGAAGAACAGATGATGCAAATGCAACAACAACAAATGCAAGGTGGTGGACAACAACGAGCTCCATCTGGCGGTGCTAGTGAACCAGAAGGTGGTGGGAGTAATGAAAATGCAGATAAATTAAGAAGAATACAACAAGCACAGCGTGATATTGATATGTTAGAAAAGAAAAAAGGAAATAGAACTCCACAAGAAGAGACTAGATATAGATCATTATTACAAGTTGTAGCTAAAAACAGAGGGTTCATGAAACAAATGGGGATAGCAGTATAATGGAAAATGTCACATCAGCAGTAGATTTAATCAGAGCAGCAACAGAAGAAAAACCTGGAGATTTTGAAGCATCTTTTAATAGTATTATGCTTGATAAACTAAGAGATGCTGTCAGGGAAAGAAAAATTGAAGTTGCTAAAAATATGTATAACTATAAACCCATTGAAGAACCAGAAGATAACGAGGTAGAAGATGTCTAAGCACCTAAGAGATATTGTAGCAAGACTACCTGATACAACACCAAAAAATTACGATAGTCTATATGGCAAGAGAAAAGTTGAAAAGGTTACTCTTGGACAAAATGATGACTATTACATCGGTAGTGATGATAAAGGTGCTAAAAAATTCGTTGCTAAACACGAAGTAGAAGTTCACGATTATCCAGTCCAAAATGATGGTGATGTCCCATTCAAAGCAGTAAATATTAAACCGGTTCTCGCATCAGATGTTGATAAACAACACGGATATCAAGGATATCCATCTGGCGAGGACAGGAAAGTTTATGAAGAAGTAGAACAACTTGATGAAAAATTAAAAGTTTCTGATGGTGTTGGTGCCTGGATAAAAGATTTTCAAGATTCTGATGCTCCTCAATTTAAAGGAAAATCAAAAGACGAAAGAAAGAAAATGGCTTTAGCTGCTTATCTAGAAGCTAAGGGAAAATCTAAGAAAAAAAAAGAATAAATAAGAGTAATATCTACTACTATGATAAGAGTGATGCAGTTAGCACAGCAAGTCCAACTGTAAATACAACAGAACCATATCAAGGAATATTAAGGGTGTAAAATGATTTTAAAAGTATTAGGACCTGAAATATCTATAGGAACAGCAAATACTGTTGCTAATTCCAATTTAGTTAGAGTCATTAACACTGGTGCAGCTGCTGTTCTTAACATAGGTAGTGTTGGCAATGTAACAGTAACTAACACAGAAGCAGTTATTGTAGAAAAAGAACCCACAGAAACTTTAACAGGAACTGGTATGGTAGCAGCTCCAATAGCTTTTAGGTACTAATATGAAACTAATCAAAGAACTAACAGAAGAAGTAGAATATATCACAGAAGCAGATGAAGCATCTGGCAAAAAGAATAATTACATTCGTGGTGTATTCTTAGTCGGCGAACAAAAAAATAAAAACGGCAGAATATATCCTATCTCTACTCTTGAAAAAGAAGCAGAGAGATATTGCAAAGAGATAGTAGAACAAAAAAGAGCATATGGTGAGCTTGGACATCCAAAAGGTCCACAAATTAATCTTGATAGAGTTTCACATATTATCACTGAGTTAAAAAGAGATGGAAACAACTATATTGGTAAAGCAAGACTAACAGAAACAC